ATTGAATATAACTCAGGTGAGCAAGCAACATACATTGCCCAACCACCTGAGTGGGCGAAGTGGGAAAAGCAGACAGGAAACACTATTGGTCAGGCATCCGAGAAGTTGGGTATTTGGGATCTTATGTTTCTTGCTTATCATGCACATAAGCGTGAACTTGCAGGAGATAAGCCCATCAAACCAATGGATATTTGGATGGAAACAGTAGCGGATGTCATCGTTGGTGATGCAAACCCAAAAGCCATAAAGCAGGAAGCCTAAACAGATTATTGGTCGAGTTGGCAATTGCCACAAAGATACCAATGAGTGAATGGGTTGAAGCAGAGGACATTTTAACAGCAATCGAGATATTGGAGAAAAGAAATGGCAGTTAGCACCGAGCCTTCGATTTTCTTTTCTAAGCGAGAGTTGAATCAAATCTCTAGGGTTTTTCGCAAAATGGATGATACTGCCAAAGATGAAGCTAAAAGAAAAATACAAGAATTAGTTAGCAAACAATTATCTGCAATTAGATCAATTGCTGCTGGCAGGGGTAAAGTAGCGCAAAGAGTTGCCGATGGTGGACAGATTAAAAAGTCATCATTGCAAGGTGAATTAAAATTTGGTTTTGCTTCACAAAGATTTTCAGGCGGTGCAACAACTCAATTTAATAATCGAAACGATGCAAAAGGCAATCGTAAAGGTATCGGTGCTGGCGCAGAATTTGGATCTAGCACTTACCCACAATTTCCAAGATGGTCAGGGCCTATGCCTAAAGGGCCGGGTTCAAGAGGTTGGTTTATTTATCCTGCAATTAGAGCATCTCAACCAGAAATTATTAGAGAGTTTGAAGGAATTATAAGCGACATTGTAAAGGAGTGGTCAAGTGGCAGCGAATAGTAATAGAGCTTTAACGCTTTCGATTGTTGCAGATATTGACAACCTTCAAAAAGGTTTAGCAAAAGCAGATAATGAAATTCAAGGCTTTGGTCAAAAGGTTGGAGAGTTTGGTAAAAAGGTCGCTGCTGCATTTGCTGTGGCTGCTGCTGCTGCCGTTGCGTATGCTGGCAAATTAGCCGTTGATGGGGTCAAATCAGCCATCGAGGATGAACAGGCACAGTTAAGGTTGGCTGCTGCCCTAAAGACCGCCACAGGGGCTACTAATGCCCAAATAACAGCAACAGAGGATTACATTCGAAAAACCCAGTTAGCTACCGGCATTACCGACAATGAGTTGAGAGCTTCATTCCAAAGATTATCCGTTTCAACCAAAGATGTCACCAGATCACAGGATTTATTAAATTTAGCAATTGATATATCAAAGGGAACTGGTAAGGAACTTGGCACAGTTGTCGAGGCATTATCAAAAGCCTATGAAGGACAAGATACAAGATTAGTAAGACTTGGCATTGGTATAACTCAAGCCGATGCTAAAGCAATGGATTTTACAGAAACCACCAAGGCATTGACCAATCTTTATGGTGGCGCAGCAGCAGCTAATGCCGAAACATTTCAAGGCAGAATTGATCGATTAAAGCAAGCATTTGAGGAAGCCAAAGAGGAAATTGGTTATCGCTTACTTCCATTTATTGAACAATTTGTTAATTTAATTGTCAATCAAGTAGTCCCCAAATTACAAGAATTTGCTGCATACTTTGATCCAATCAAGCAAGCGATCAAAGATAACCAAGAAGCATTTGATGCATTTGGTCGATTTATAACTGATGTCATTATTCCTGTTTTAGTTACTGGTTTAGGGGCAGCCTTAAAAACTATCGGAGTTATTGCAGGTGGAATTGTTGATATTATTGGCAAAGTTGTATCTGCAATTCAAACAGCTGTTGATAACGCTATTTCAGGAATTAATAGATTAATTAATGCCTATAATGCAATTCCTGTTTTGCCAAACATTAGTCCAGTAGGTGCAAGTGCTGGGGTATCAACTGCTGCATCATCAGGTGCAACCGCTGCTGCTCAAACTGCCACAGCTGCTCAATTAGCATCAGGTGCTGCAAGGGCTGGCACAACAGTAAATAACATTACAGTTCAAGCCGTAGATTCTGAAGGTGCTGCTAGAGCAGTTGCTAAGGTCATTAATCAGAGTTCATCAAGATCAGTTCCACAGCTCTATAACAGCGGCATCACTAGAGCGAGATAATGTCAGTCTTTACGCCTGAATATAAGTTAAGCATCAATGGTGTGGAATACACCGATGTTGCCATTTCTGATATAGCCCATCAAGCAGGGCGTGAGGATATTTACGCACAGCCAACGCCATCTTATATTCAAATCGCATTAGTGGCTTTGAATAATGAAAACTACAATTTCCAAATTAATGACGGAATAGCACTACAGGTCAAAGATAGCACCAATGTTTTTAGGACTTTATTTGGTGGCAACATTACAGACATCACCACCGAGGTTGCATCAGCTAGTAGCGTTGCAGAAACCTTCACTTATACCATTCTTGCTCTAGGTTCATTGGCTAAGTTGCCGAAAGTTATCTATGACGGCACATTGGCTCGAGATGATGACGGCGATCAAATATATGAATTGCTTTCAGATTTATTTCTAAACAATTGGAATGAAGTTCCAGCAGCTGAAACTTGGTCAGGTTATGATCCAACAATTACTTGGGCAAATGCTGAAAATCTAGGACTTGGCGAGATTGATCGCCCTGGAGTTTATGAAATATCAAATCGAGGCGCAGACCCAGATACTGTCTATAACATTGCAAGCCTTATTGCTGATAGCGCATTTGGTGTTTTGTATGAGGATAACGAAGGACGCATTGGATATGCCGATGCTTTACACAGGCAGAATTACCTTGCCAATAATGGCTATATAGAGATTTCAGCAAACACAGCCTTTGGAGCAGGATTAAAGGTTTTAACTAGGGGTGCAGATGTTCGCAACGATGTATTCTTAAATTACGGCAACAATTTTGGTTCACAGGTCAGCGCAATTGATTTAGACAGTATTGAGGTATTTGGTTACCGAGGTGAAACGATCAATACAGTCTTGCACGATGCCACCGATGCACAAGCTGTGGCTAATCGGTTTATATCCCTTAGATCCTATCCAAGAGCCTTATTCGACAGCATTACATTCCCATTGACTAACTCAGCAATTGATGATGCAGACCGAGATGCCTTGCTTGGGATCTTTGTGGGTCAGCCAATGCGAATAACAGACTTGCCTGTCCAGATAGCCCCAACTCAACAGTTTGAGGGTTATGTTGAAGGCTGGCGTTGGAGCACTAGATTCAACGAATTATTTTTAACCATAAATCTGAGCCCGATCGAGTTCTCCCAAATTGCAGTTCAATGGGAACAAGTATCAGCCTCAGAGGCATGGAACACTTTATCCGCTATACTAACATGGGAAAATGCGATTGGAGCAGTAGCCTAATATGGCAAACACTACGAATTATAATTGGGAAACACCGGACGACACCGATCTGGTTAAGGATGGCGCAGCTGCTATTCGCACGCTTGGTTCATCTATTGATACCACAACTAAAAACTTGAATCCGGAAACAACAACTGGCGACATTGCTTATAGATCAGCAACAGCCAACACAAACACAAGACTTGGAATTGGATCATCAGGTCAGGTTTTAACTGTTGCTGCTGGCGTGCCATCTTGGGCAACACCATCAACTTTTACTTCACCGCTTACAACTAAAGGTGATATTTATACACGCAGCGCAACCGCTGATACTCGCTTACCGGTCGGCACAAACGGACACACACTTGTAGCGGATAGTGCGGAAGCCACAGGCTTAAAGTGGGCTGCTCCTGCTGGTGCTTCATTCAAAGGTGTATCTTTATATAAATCTGGGGGCACGCAAAGTCTTTCAAACAATACCGCAACAGCGATAACCTATGATTCAGAAACTTTTGATACAGATGCATTTCACAGCACCTCAACAAATACAAGTAGAATAACAATACCTGCTGGATTGGGCGGATATTATCATGTTTTAGTTAGATGTGCTTGGAATCTAAATGCAACTGGAGTTAGATTTGTTTGGATTTACAAAAACGGATCTGAATTAGTAAAAGTAGACGAACTTGCAGGTAATAACACTGTTTATGTTTTCACGCAAGGTTCAGCAGTACTTAATTTGGCGGCTAACGATTATATTGAAATGTATGGATCACAAACATCAGGTGGTGCGCTTTCGGCTTTTGCAAGAGATAGTGAATTGGCATTTCAAGCAACTTATTTAGGAGCATAAAACTATGGAACTTTGGGAAAAAATTATTGAAGCATATCCAGAAATAAGTCCGACAGAGGATTTTACAAATTTAGGTATTTGGTTGCAAGATGATTCAGATGGTCTTGGTGCTTATATTGCCAAATGGGAATATAGCCAACCAATACCAGAGGGTTTAACACTAGGCAAACCTTCCGCTTAATTTAATGAAACCTTGGTTATCTAAAGCAGCAGTTCAGTTGCGTGAACAGATTGATGATTGCTTCCCAGAGCGTTTGCGCAAATCTGATGGGTGGATTGGTGATGCTAGACATAGCACACGAAAAAGCGATCACAACCCAGACACAAATGGATGCGTGCGAGCAATTGATATTGACGCTCGGCTTTCTGACGACAAAGGGCTTTCAGCATATTTGGCAGATCAAATTCGATCATACGGGAAAACCAATGGTCGCATCAGTTATGTAATACATCAAGGCAAAATTGCCTCACCAATTCTCAGGTGGCGTTGGCGCAAGTTTTCTGGCAATCCTCATAACCATCATGTCCATGTAAGTTTCAAGAAAGATCAAGATAAGAATTCTGAGTTTTTTTATATCCCACTACTAGGAGGCAACGCATGAAACTATCAAACAAACACAAGGCAGCAATTAAGTCATATTTAAGAGCTGTGGCTGCTTCCGGTATAACTGTCCTGTTGGCAATTGTTGCTGACATCCGACCAGAGTTTGCAATCCTTGCTGGAGCATTGGTTGCACCATTGGCAAAAGCATTAGATCCAAAATCAGGGAGCGAAGTTGATTATGGAATCAATGCGAAATGACAGCCAACGAATGGGTTGGTATAGCCGTTGGCGTATGCGGAGTATCAACAAGTTTATTGCTGGGTCTGCGCTGGGTTATTAAATCCTACTTACAAGAATTAAAACCCAATTCTGGAAGTTCAATCAAGGATCAAATTACAAGACTTGAACAGCGTGTCGATGATCTGTTTGTTTTAATTAGTAAGCGATAATTTTAATTATGGCGAACACACGAAAACCTATCAAACGCAAAAAGATCAATCGTCGAGTCGTTCGCCAAACTCCTGAGCCATTAAGCAAAATAGACCAGCATTACTTGGCTTTGCATGAATGTTACAAAGCAGCTAGAAAAGCAGGATTTACGCCTGAACACGCTTTCTGGCTTATGACTGAACATAAAACCTTTCCTGATTGGGTCGTGGGCGATGGTGGGATTATTCCTTCTATAGATCCAACTGACGATGAGGATGACGATTAAGGTCAATCGTAGGTATCTTGTAACGCCTGACTTGCAGATTCCTCTGCATCATCCAAAGGCAGTTTCGAATCTGATTAAAATGGCAAGACACGAAAAGTTTGATTTTGTATTAAATGTTGGTGATGAAATGGATCTTGGTTCACAAAGCCGTTGGGCAAAAGGGACAAAGTTAGAATTTGCGGAAACCCTTGATGAGGAAAGAAAACTTGGTCAAGAAATACTTTATGATCTAGGCACGACCGATATTGTCAGATCGAATCACACAGATCGAATTTATCAAACCTTGCTTAAAGGTGCGCCATCACTTATTGGATTGCCGGAATTGGCTTATGACAAGTTTATGGATTTCAGCAGCTTAGGAATTAGATTTCATAAAAGAGCCTACGAGTTCGAAAAGGGCTGGCACTTGGCTCATGGCGATGAAGGCAACATGTCCAAGCATGCCGGTATAACTAGCCTTAATCTCGCCAAAAAGTGGCATTCTAGCGTAGTTTGTGGGCATAGCCATCGTCAGGGTGCAGTCCGACACCAAACCGGCTTAAACGGGCGTTATTCAACGATTTGGGGCATAGAAGCCGGTCATCTCATGGATATGCGTAAGGCGACTTACCTAAAATATAACTCGGCCGACTGGAATATGGGCTTTACTGTCCTTAGTTTTGGCAATAAAGGACATCAAGTTGAGTTGATTCCGGTCAATCATGACGGATCATTCACCTATAATAGACGGACTTATGGG